CCTAATCTTCGTTGCAAAACAGTATGAACATTTGGTAAGATAGCACCATGCGTATATTAATTGACATCGAAACCACATTAGACCATCAGAAGATTTGGTGCGTTGTCACTAAGGACATTGACACTGGAGAAGTAAAAGTATGGAAAGAAGCAAGCGACCTTCGGGAATACATAAAGGACGCAACTTTGATAGTGGCTCACAATGGGATAGCGTTCGACTTTTACCTACTGAACAAGTTATGGAACTGTCAGATAAAATTGAAGACAGTGAAGGATACGTTAGTGTTAAGCCGGTTGCTAAACCCAAGTCGAGAAGGCGGACACAGCCTAGCATCGTGGGGAGAGACGCTGGGAACACAGAAGATTGAGTTTGATGACTTTGACTTAAAGACTCACACCATCGACGAGATGATTGAGTACTGTATTCAAGACGTAGAAGTATTACACAAGGTTTACAACACCCTCACATACGAACTTAAACAACAAGAGTTTTCTGAACAATCACAGGAGTTAGAACATGAAGTACAAGCAATCATCGCTATTCAAGAAAGAAACGGTTTTAAGCTCGACCAAGTCTCGGCTTTACAACTACTATCTGAACTTAAAACTAAGTTGGATATTATTCAAGTTGAGATGCAACGCATTTTTCCTGCCAAAGTCGAATCTAATCGCATTAGCAAACTTGGTAAGCCACTTAAAGACATCGTCACAGAGTTCAACCCCGGCAGCCGTAAGCAAATCGCCGAAAGGCTCATCGAAAAAGGCTGGAAGCCCACGAAGCACACCGAAAAAGGTTCAGTCATCGTCGACGAAACCACGCTCGAAGGTCTCGACTTCCCCGAAGCGAAAGCCATCGCAGAATACCTAATGCTTCAGAAGCGGATAGCTCAAATAGAATCGTGGCTAGAAGCTGTTAAGGATGACGGTAGGGTTCATGGTCGGATTATCACCAACGGAGCTGTAACTGGTCGTATGACACACATGAGTCCTAACATGGCTCAAGTACCCAACAGCGGGGCTATTTATGGTCCGGAATGTCGGGCTTTATGGACAGTAGAGAAAGGACATAAGTTAGTCGGTATTGATGCTTCAGGATTGGAGCTTCGGATGCTGGCTCACTACATGAACGATAATGAATATACAAATGAAGTTGTATCAGGGGATATACACACAGCGAATCAAACCGCTGCTGGACTGCAGACGAGAAACCAAGCTAAAACGTTTATCTATGCCTTTCTCTATGGTGCAGGAAGTGCCAAAATCGGGTCGGTTGTTGGAGGTTCTGCGAAAGAAGGACAGAAGCTCATTGATAATTTTCTACGCAACACACCGAAACTACAAAGGCTTAGAAAGGCAGTGGCTGATGCGTATGCTAAAAGGGGACGATTACAAGGTCTTGACGGACGCAAACTACTCGTTCGTTCGGAGCACTCGGCACTCAACACGCTACTGCAAGGTGCTGGTGCGATAGTAATGAAAAAGGCTGTAGTTATCCTGCATAAGCGTCTAAATCGTGCTAAGATATGGCATCAGTTTGTGGCTAATGTCCATGATGAGTGGCAGATTGAGTGTAAAGAAGCAGATGCAGAAACTGTTGGTCAGTATGGGGTTGAAAGTATCACACAAGCAGGTGTAGAATTTAAGATGAACTGTCCCTTAGCTGGGGAATACAAAGTTGGTAATAACTGGAAAGAGACTCACTAATGGACGGTAAAGAATTAAAAAAGATTGGAGAAGTAGTTATCACTTTGTTTGAAGATAACACTTACTCAGTAGGGACTTCTGTAACGATTGAGGACACTCTGGATTTGTTAGCTGATGCTTATGAAGCTATCGAAAGCGGAACCTTAGACGGTATGGATGTGTTTGAGCAGTTTGGCGGTACAATTCAGTAGTTTAATCAATGCAGTATATTTAAGGAGCATTATATGAGTAATTTAGAAAAACCAATCAAGTTAGAAGCTGAAGTTCAGTGGGCTTTCTTCAACAAAAAGTCAGAGATGTCTGGTAAATACCAAGTAGACCTCTGCAACCTCAGCAAAGAAGCTGTTAGTGCTTTGGAGCAAGCAGGTTTGAATCCTCGTCAGCGTCCTGACAAACCAGAAAAAGGTTGGTTCTTGACAGCTAAGAGTAACTACGAAATTATCCCTTTTGACAAGTCCGGTAAGGAAATCAAAGAAGCTGTTGGTAACGGTTCCAAAGCTATCGCCATGATTAAGCCTTACGAATGGAAGTGGCAAGCTAAGAAGGGTGTATCACCATCTTTAGTTAAAATCACCATCACTGACCTCGTTGTTTACAACGCAGACTCTGCCAGTGCTGATGAATCACTTGACGACGAGATAGCACTGTAATGAAAGCCCTCGTCGATGCGGACATCTTGGTTTATCGTTTCGGATTTGCGTCCGAAGGAGACCCTGCAGAATTTGCTTTAGCTCGTCTATCTGAATTCTTGGATAATCTCTATGTAAACTTACCTGTCGACGAGGTCGAAGGCTACTTGACCGGTAAAGGCAACTTCAGAAATGAGATTGCCGTTACTGCTCCATACAAAGGAACTCGTAAAGCAGATAAGCCTTACCACTTTGGTTTGCTTCGTGAATATATGCAAAAGTCATGGGGATTTACTGAAGTAGAAGGTATTGAAGCTGACGACAAACTCGGTATTGAAGCCTACAAACACGCTCCTGAAGAGACAATCATTGTCAGCCTTGACAAAGACCTCGACATGATTCGTGGCAATCACTATAACTTCGTTCGTGAAGAGCAGTATGTCATTACCGAAGAACAAGCAATACGCAATTTCTATCTACAGATGTTAACTGGCGATAAGGTTGACAACATCATCGGACTAGCCGGTATCGGTCCTGTTAAATCTAAGAAGATGCTTGCTGATTGCAAAACAGAGAAAGAAATGTACGATGTTGTCTTAGCAGCGTATGACAACAATCTTGACCGTGTCATTGAGAATGGTCGCTTACTATGGATTCTAAGAGAAGAGGGACAAGTATGGCAACCGCCAAAATAGTTCAAGTTGAGTGGATTGACGCAGTCGCAGATTCAGGCTGGGAAGATAAAGTCAAAGCACAAATTGACAAGTGTATTACTGTTGGGTTTTTAATTGATGAAACAGATGAAGCAATTTGCATAGCTTCAACAGTATCAATAGACCACAACAATGCTCGGATGCACATTCCTAAAGCATGGATTAAGAATAGAAAGGTATTAGGCGATGAAACCCCAGTCAGCGAAAGCAAAGGGCAGAAACCTGCAAAAATGGTTAGCGGCAGAACTACTAAAAAGGTATCCGCAACTAAGGACAGGGGACATCACCAGCACATCAATGGGAGCAAGCGGAGCTGATGTAAAGCTCAGTCCGTTAGCACAAGACTTGATTCCCTTTCAGTTTGAATGTAAGAATCTAGCCAAGATTGCTGTGTATCAATATTATGAGCAATGTCGTACACACGGTACACACGAGCCAGTAGTAGTGATGAAACAGAACCACAGCAAACCATTAGTTGTAATTGATGCAGAAGTATTTTTTGATATTATTTCAAAGGAACAAAAATGAGATTACATTTTGATTTTAGTGAGTACGAAGAAGACGAAGACGGAGGCACTCGTGTCTTGTTGACAGTCAATATTCCTGACGGTTCTGGACACAGTCGTGTAACAGAGATTTATGAGAAAGCTGTGTCGATGCTCTATGGTTACGACATTACCTTGTCACCACAGTTATCGTTTGATTTTGATGATGAAGAAGAGGAAGCGCCTATTCGTGGTTGCCAAGACTGCGTTCAAGGAACTTGTGTCTTTAACTGCGGTTCGGAGTTCAAATGAAGATTCTATTGCTAGACATTGAGACATCACCGATGACTGCGTATGTCTGGGGAATCTGGGACCAGAACATCTCACCTAATCACATCATTGACTCATCTAACATTCTCTGCTGGGCTGCTAAGTGGCTTGATAGCGATGATGTTATGTTTGATTCAGTACACAAATCTAAACCTAAAGCCATGTTGAAAGGGATTCATGGACTTCTCGACGAAGCTGACGCTGTGGTGCATTATAACGGTACTAAGTTTGACATTCCTACACTTAACAAGGAATTCTTACTATTTGGTTATAATCCACCATCACCTTATAAACAAATTGATTTATTGCGTGTGGTTCGTAGCCAGTTTAAGTTTCCTTCTAACAAGCTAGACTATGTATCTCAGCGTCTTGGCTTAGGTAAAAAAACTGAACACGCTGGCATGGAGCTATGGACGAAGTGCATGAAAGGCGATAAAGATGCTTGGAAGATTATGGAAACGTATAACGTTCAAGATGTCGTGTTGTTGGAATCTCTTTACCGTCGTCTGTTTTCATGGATTAAACACCATCCTAATCATAATCTTTTTTCCGATAGTCCTGTTTGCCCCACCTGTGCTAAACCTAGACTTCAAAAGCGTGGAACTGCTATTTCGTCTGTTGGCACATATCAACGTTATCAGTGCAAGGCTTGCGGAAGTTGGAGTCAAGCGGTCAAAGGTGAAAAAACACACAAAGCGGAAGTGAAAGGATTAGCATGAGCACATTAGAAGCATATTTAAAACGTAAAGAAGCCGTATTGAATGATAAATGCGGCGGAGAAGATAGATTGATTTATTCTGCCAATTATTATGAAGAGAAAGATGCCAATAAAAAGCAAGTAGGCGGTAGTCACTATCAAGTTGCTGCTATTCAGCCGTGGGACATCATGGCTGCATACGGACTTGACCCGTGGTCGGCTAACGTAGTGAAGTACATTCTTCGATTTCCTTACAAAGCAGGTCGTCAGGATTTAGAGAAAGCACAACACTACATCGAGTATCTCATTACGCATTATGATGAAGTAAAAGACAAATACTATGATTGAATTAAACAAACACCGACGGATTAACTTCTACGGTATAACAAACCAAGAAGACGCTAATCCAGCATATCAAAAAGGACAACGTCTTATCAAGGAAGGCGATTGGGAATATGGATGGTATCTCCATGAACTCAGGTCGCTACCTAACTTAGCTCCTGTTTACGGAGTTAAAAACAACTTTGATAAGATGCGTGTGTGGATTCCCGGCATGAACATCAAAGGCGAGAATATCGTTGTTTGGTGTGAAGCTGGTTGGGGCGACATGATTCAGTTCAGTCGCTTTATTCCGTTGCTCAAAGAAGCTGGTGCTAAGACAGTCAAATTAGCGTTCCCTCGTCAGATTGTCAAGCTCTTACGTCGTCTTCCGAACCATGACGGAATGTACGATATGGAGCAAGTTGTCAAGAACGGAATTCGCTTAAAAGTGATGTCGTTGCCATATTGTCTTATGGAACATGGGGTTATACCGGCTAAGCCGGTTGAGCACATTTATGGTGCAGAAGGTATCTTTAGAAATCTTGACCTACATCAAGAAAAAAGAGATAAACCTATGATAGGATACTGTTATACCACTACCAACACCAGTTGGAACATGAAGGCAAAGCAAATGCCTAAAGAAATCATGTTAAATTTCATCAAGGAACATCCGGAGTTTGATTGGGTGAGTCTGCAACAAGATGAAGGGTATATCACTTCTGAGTTATGGGTCGACACTGCTGACAAAGTTCAAGCATTGGACGGAGTTATCTCTGTTGATTCCGCTATTGCACATATCGCTGGTTCGGTAGGGGTTCCTGTCGCTAATTTAATTGGCGGTGAGAAATTATCTTGCTGGAGATGGTATCCTAAGTTGAATACTACGTATTGGTATGATACGATGAAGACTGTGTGGTTCGATAAATGGGAAGACGGTCTAAACGAAGCACTAAAACATTTTAAGAAGGAGAAAGTATGTAATGCCGTTGACACTACCGGAAATAAAGGAAAGACTAAAACAACTACCAGAGCTAGACCTGCTGGAGCTACTACAAATAACAAGCGAGGAGCTGGTAGAAAGATTTAGTGATTTAATTGAAGACAACGCTGACAAACTAGAACAGGAAGTTGAATGAGCAATACCTACACAATGACACCTTACAATACCTTTATTGCTAAATCGAGATACAGCCGCTATCTTGACGATAAAGGTCGCCGTGAACACTGGAACGAGACTGTTGCTCGTTACTTTGATTTCATGGAGAAGCACTTAGCAACAAAACAAAACTATACGCTAACTAAAGAGCTTCGTGCTGAGCTAGAGCAAGCTGTAGTATCATTAGATGTAGTACCGTCCATGCGTGCAATTATGACCGCAGGACCAGCACTAGAGCGTCAGAACGTGGCAGCGTTTAACTGTTCTTACCTGCCGATTGATGACCCTAAAGCGTTTGACGAAGCAATGTATATCCTTCTCTGCGGTACAGGAGTAGGCTTTTCTGTGGAGCAGCAATATGTCTCTAAGTTACCTGAAGTGCCGTCTCAGTTGTACGATAGTAAGACTACTATTGTTGTGTCGGATTCTAAAGAAGGATGGGCTAAATCTCTACGACAGCTCTTGGCTTTGCTTTACGCTGGCGAGATTCCAAAGTTCGACGTATCACGAGTTCGACCTGCCGGTGCAAGACTCAAAACATTTGGAGGCAGAGCTTCTGGACCCGGTCCTTTGGAAGAACTTTATAAGTTTTGTATCACCAAGTTTAAAGGGGCAGTTGGTCGTCGTCTTAGTTCCCTTGAGTGTCATGATATTCTCTGCAAAATCGGGGAAGTTGTTGTTGTGGGTGGAGTCAGACGGTCAGCAATGATTTCTTTGTCTGATTTGTCAGACGACAAGATGGCTCATGCTAAAGCTGGTAACTGGTGGGACGGTCAAGGTCAACGTGCATTGGCTAACAACTCCGCTACTTATGCTGAAACACCGTCAATCGGTCAGTTCATGCGTGAATGGAGTTCTATCTATGAATCACACTCTGGTGAGCGAGGAATCTTTAATCGTGAAGCAAGTCAAAAACAAGCCGCAAAGAACGGACGACGTGACGCAAGCTATGCTTTCGGTACTAACCCTTGTAGCGAGATTATTCTACGTCCTTATCAGTTCTGTAACCTATCTAGCTGTATTATTCGTAGCAGCGATGATATTGACTCCATCAGCCGTAAGATTCGTCTGGCAACAATTCTTGGCACTTTTCAAGCGTCGTTAACAGAGTTCCCTTACTTGCGTAAAATCTGGGAAAAGAACACTAAAGAAGAAGCACTCTTAGGTGTGTCGATGACTGGTATTTGCGACAACACTTTACTTAACAATCCTGATGATGAAGGATTACCTGCACGATTGGAGATGCTACGTGACCTTGCTGTATCTACTAATGCTTTCTACGCTGACGCTATTGGTATTAATCAATCTGTTGCAGTTACCGCCATCAAACCTGAAGGAACTGTATCGCAACTCTGCTCTACTGCCTCTGGTATTCATCCTCAGCATAGCAAATATTATATTCGTCGTGTTAGAGCTGACAATAAGGACCCTTTAACGCAGTTTATGATTCAAGCTGGATTTGTTGCAGAGCCTTGCGTAATGAAACCTGATTCGACAACAGTATTTAGCTTCCCTGTAGCTGTAGCTGACGGTGCGTTGTTGCGTGAAGATTTGTCTGCTATTCAGCACTTGCGTTTGTGGTTGTTATTTCAGCGTCACTATTGCGAGCATAAGCCTTCAGTAACTATCTCTGTATTAGAGAACGAGTGGATGGATGTCGGAGCATGGACATTTAAGCACTTCGACGAAGTAACTGGTGTGTCTTTCTTACCGATGGATGGCGGAACTTACAAACAAGCTCCGTATGAAGAGTGCAGCGAAGATATTTATCGCCAACTCAAGATGCTAGTACCTGAGACAGTAGATTGGGAAAACTTCAAAGAGTATGACGATAACGTCGAAGGCGCTCAGATGCTCTCATGCACCGCTGGTGGATGCTCTATCTAATAATATTGTGTAGTGCTTTATAGCCCCGCTTCGGCGGGGTTTTTTTATTGGAAAGGACGAGTGCCTTGTTTGTCAATAATTAAAGCCTGTTTGCGTGGCGGTCTAGCAGCACTGTCAGGAACGCTTATATGAGTCCATGAGTCGAATTCTCTGATGACTTGGTCATAGGGTATTCCAGCCTTGATAATCGCCGTCACGACCTCATTAGGGGTCATTCCGGGGACTCTTATATCAGCAGCACATCCGATACGGTGTTGGCTAGTGTCTTTAGAGCCTACAGCATCATTAACAGGTTTCGACCTAAATCCTGAATTAACGAGAATTGGCTTACCTAAGAGCTTACGAACTTGCTCTAGGAGACCTGCAGTACGTACTAGATTAGCGATTTCTGAAGCATTAGGAGTGTTGTCTAAGCCCTTACGAACTGCTACTTCAGAAACAGTCAGCTCTTCTAGTGTGAAGTTCTCAGTTAGCTTCATTCAGCTTCTCCAATCTTAATCCCTGTGATAAGACCAATGAATCCACCAACAATGGTTTGAAACGCTGGGGATAGAATCTCGAATACTTTATTGTTATCTACTTTGTCATGGAATAAACCAACTAACATAACCATAACCATCGACATCAGAATGATAGCCAATGACATTGTAGCTACCATTGTCATCTTCTCAGAGTGCTTCATTTATCGCTTTCTTCCTTAGCTTTAGTTTTCATGTCCATAATCTTCTCCAGTGTACGACCACCAAAGTAGAAAGACATAATCAACATTCCCCATTGACCAAGAAGCTCTACATAGGCTTTGTTTGTGTCCATATTGAACGCAGACATCATAGCAAATGTAAAGTATCCGCCAAGAATAAAGATAAGCGTCATAGGTCTAATATTCTTAGACAACCATGAGTCGCTAAGCATATCGGCTTGCTGACGCTTTGTTAGTTCTTGTTGCTCTGCAATATCAGCATTGATTTGAGCCAGTTCTCCATTCTGCTGCATCTGCAAAAGCTCTAATTGAGCCTTCGCTTTATCAGCAGGGTCTGGGAAGAACTTGTCGATTAGCTTAGAACCGACACTGAGTATTAAGCTAATTGGGTCCATTTAAACTCCTAAGATGCGTTTAACGTAGTCTTGTGTTTCAGGAATATTCGGAACACCACCAGCGTTAATAACACGCTGCGGTCCTGCGTTATAAGCCGCTAAAGCCAGTGCTGGGTCATTAAACCGTTTTAATTGTTGTCCCATGTAGTCGATACCGCCAGCAATATTCTGGTCAATATCCCACGGATTAGTAACGCCTAAATCCTTTGCAGTTCCCGGCATAAGCTGAAAAACTCCTTGAGCGCCGGCTTTAGAAACAGCATACGGATTGTAACCAGATTCTTGATTTGCTTGACGAACAAATAAGTCTGCATATTGACCAAGACCTTTTGCTTGAGCTACTTGACGAATCTTGTTTTCAATATCCATTGGGTTATAGCTTAAATCTAATTCAGGACGGCTTCCCGGAGCTGCTTTAGGTGCTGTTTCGTCAGGCATAGACAAATCTAAATCTGGACGAGAGCCTCTAGCAGGAGCGGCAGGAACTTGTGGCTGAGCAGCTTGTTCCTCTGTTGCTAATCTAGCACCAATCTGAGCTGCTCCAAACTGAGGACCAGCAGCATCAGCTCCACCTAAGACACGAGAAATCTTATCCAATGTTTTCTGGCTATTAGGAGACAGGACAGATTCTTTCAGAATACCTTTTGTCTCAGGAGACATCAGATAGTTCAGTGTGCTTTCTTCGCTCAATCCGCCTTTAATAGAATTCCAGATATTACCCATCATTCCAGAAATCTTACCACCGGTATATGAACCGCCTGTTAAAGCGTAGCCAGCTTGAGACAATTCTGCTGGATTGACTTTACCTTTATCTGCGACACCTGCATAAGTTTGTTGATATTTAAAGAAGCTCTCTGCGTCTTTCATCTTCGCTGAGAAGTCATCAATACTTGTACCAACAGCAAAAGCCATATTAGCTTTACCTGTTTCATCTAAAGTGTTAAACTTATTTGCTAAAAGTTTTAAATCAACACCAGTAGTTCCATCAGGAAGTTTAGTTCTAGCAGACTGTACAAAATCATCGTACATTACTTGTTTTAGACGCTTTAAATCTTCTGGGGCAGTGTTTTCTAATACGCTAGCTAAAGAACCTTTCTGAGCAGGAGATAACCCTTGCATTGTCTTTAACAATGTGTCAGTATCAATAGAAGAAATAGTTTTATTTCGAAGAATCTCAGGTAGACCTTGAGCTACAAAATCACTATATTTCTCAACTGCTTGTCTTGTAGATTCTCTAGCACCTTGTAGTAGATTACCAACTACTTTTTCATTAGGGTCTGCAGACTTAGCTAAACCACGTAGGTCGTCTTTCAGTCCTGAGAAAATACTTGTAGCAATGGTTTTCTGTGAATTCGCTGAAACCCCAGTAATTAAAGACTCACCTTTAGCAGCGTCTTTACCAAACTCGCTTAACCAACCTTGTAGTTGAGGAACAGTGATTTTACCGTCAGCAAGGCGGTCTTTTAAGTCTGTTAAAAACTTAACAGTGTTCTCAGCATCAGGAGTGGCTCTGTCTGTAAAACGAGTAATCATCTGATTGATGTTTTCTTTTGTCTTTGTTACATCGACAATAGGACTATCGCCAGCATACTCATAGGCTTTCTTAAACGCACCAGCACCGTCGTTCTTGATAGCGTCTTTGTACTCCATGATTTTACCTTGAACAGCTTGGTATACACCTGCTCCTGTTTTATCGACAGGATATGCTGGGTTTACTTCTGTTCTAGCTCCTTTGAGAGCTTCTTTGGTAGCTTTGCTTTCTAAGACGTTAAACATCTCAGCGTATTCTGGGTTTGTACGGAGCTTGCTTACAATACCGGCAACACGAGGGTCAGTACTGTCTTGACCTTTAAGCATGAACTGCTTTAAAGTACTTTCAGCATCAGGACCTAGTTCGTCCATGATTTTCTTAACACCACGATTATCTTGCCAGTTTTTACCTGCTCTATAACCAGCGGTAGACAATGCACCAACAGCTGTTAGTAGCTGAGTAACAGGAACACCATCGAACACCACAGCATCAGTTGCTGTACTGCCAATATTCAAAGCTGTTAATACTTTACCAAGACCTAAAGAACTACCAGCACCTTGAGCAACACCGAATAATCCTTGTTTTACTTTGTCTTCAGACGTAACTTCCAAACCCGGAGCTAGTCTTTCGCCCAATAGTGGTTTGTTTTCGCCAGTAGCATAGTTCATTACCATACGACCAACATCAGGAATAGCTGTAACGGCTTGTGTCACACCTTTAGCTAAACCGCCGCCGATAGTGCCAAATAGTCCTTGACCGCCTTCTTGAACCACCATCAGTTTATTCTGAATGGTTCCAATTTCTTCTTTGAGCTTATCGGCTTTTTCTTTTAAAACACGGTCTGTAGTGTCGTAAATCGGACGTAATTCTCTTGCTTTCTCTTGTAATTGACGAGCTAAATCCTGTGCTGCTTCAGCATTTGTCTTATACTTAGCCATTATTTTTTACCTGTGATTTTACCAGTTTTAATTTTACCAGCTTTTACAGCAGCGTCAATCTCTTCATCAGTAGCGTCTTCCCAACCCGGTTTGCTACGAACAGTCTCGTACACAGCAAGATTAGACATACCGCCACCGCCAGCAGGAGCTTTTGGAGCTTTCGTTGGTGTCTCACCAGTAAGAGAAGAAATATATGCGTTATTTCCTTCTTTAACACGGTTTTTAGTTTTCTCAAGTAGCTCCAGTGCTTTATCCATACCAGCACTGCTGTTCTGAGCTAAGAAGCCTTTAATCTGACGTTCTGCACGCAATGCGTCGTCTTTAGCTTGTACACCTTTAGCTGCGTTCAGTACTTCGTTGATTTGACCAGTAATAAACGATTCAATCTCTTGTTGTTTAAGAGCGTTGTCTGTCGGTGTGCCGTAAGCTGCAGAAGCCTTAGCTGCTAGGTTTTTCATTGGACCGTACTGAACTTCACCTTTTTTAATCATGTCACGGTAGTTGCCAATTTCTGCTGTTCCAGACTCAATTAAAGTATTTGCTTCAATAGCCGCAGCAACTTTTTCTTTATTAGCTCCAGTTAATCCTTTATCGGCTAATACTAAATCAGCAGCATTACGAGTACGCTGATAAACTCCAAGACTTTCAGGTGTATACTTACCACTGGCAACTAAAGAATTAATATTCTCTCCGCCTTTTTGATAGACGTTAGCTTCGTTCAATAGGGTTTTCTGATATTGAGCAGCAGCCTGTTGAGCCATCTGACCTAATACAGGGTTATTTGTTTCTTGCGAACGTTGTAACAACGCAGCGGTTAAACCTTTTAGACCTTGAGATGTTGTTGGGTCAAACTGCCCCATTAATGTCTGAGCTTCTTTAGCTGCTGACAACTGCGGGTCCTCAACACCAAGAAGTCCCTGACCTGCACGACCTAACTGTTTCGCTCCTGCATACATACCAGCAGCAGCTCTTTCCATTGGGTCAAGCTGAGCCAGCATATAGCCTTCTTTTAAATCCTGTGTCATACGCTGCTGCTGCAACGCAGAAGGGTCTATACCGAATAAACCGCCTACAATATTATCTGCCATAATGATTCCTTATTATCGTGGAGGACCAACAAAGTCCTCTGAAGACTGATTGCTTTGACGAGTTAAGTAGTTATTAAACCAGCTACCTAGACCTCCTTGAACACCGCCAGTTGTGCCGCCACCAAAACTTCCGCCTAAATAGCTTTGTCCTAAACCTTGTAATGCTGTGCCAAAAGGATTGTAAGCATTTGCTGATTGCTCTGTCTTAGAAGCAATAATACCGCTTTGCAATAAAGAGTTACCAGCGTTTCTGCCAGCAGCAGCGTTTTGACCGCCAACCTGCATACCTAATTGCAAGGCTTGTTGACCCATCTCTTCGATAGAACCGGCTAAACCAAGTTGAGTCTGTAGTGGACCATAGCCAGCACTTGTTAGAGCAGGTACTTGACCAAGTAATCCAGCACCAGAAGTGTAAAGATTTGCACCAAAGGCTTGACGCTGTTGAGCCGCTTGTTCTGCGTTTGCAGCCAGACCTAACTCTTGTTGAGCGATTGCGTTGTAGTATGCAGCCATTTCAGGATTTGTTGCTGCTAAACCAGATGCTGTTCCGCCTGTAGCTAGTCCAGCACGACCAGTCTGCAGTTGCTGATTACGGAGTCCCGCTAATGTCTGTTCACGTTCACCAGCTAACAAAGCTCGTTGCTGAGACATATAAGTTTGACGAGCTTCTTCTGGGGAAGTTGCTAAATATTGTCCGCCTAAATTAAATAAAGTTTGTCCAGCACCCATGAGAGGCTGAGCAGCTCTACCTAATGCACCATAGTCGTATGCACCTGCTTCTTTAATTAATTTATCACGGATTGCTTGCATCTCCGGAGTAAGATTATAAGAAGCGGATTCTACACCGTACGGACCTTGTGTAAACTGCGAAGAACCAAAACCAGTAGTGATACCTACGGGTCTAAACTTTTGATATTCAGCAGCTAATTGCCCTGCTTCTCGTTGTTGTGCAGCAGCGGTTTCAGCAGCAGATTTTGCTGATTGACCCTGCAGATATGAACCTGCAACTACTGCTGTAGCTGCTGCGGCGGCTCCCCATGGCATATTAAGCTCCTTCTTTCATAATTAGTACTTCGTCTACTTTGTCTGGATTAGTTTCTTCTGTTGCATGAATACAGAACCATGTAGCGTCTTCCAACGCTGTGATGGAATGATGTTCACCTTTGTGTATAGTAATGCAAGCAGGAGCAGTGTACTGAATAGCTTTTTCATCTGTCTTTACAATTACCTTCCCTGTTGCTAAAATACTTAAATGGTCATAGTTATGAGCGTGGCTCAAAGCAAAATAGCCTTTAGGAAGCATCATTTGTTTAGCATAGACACCGCTAGAGAAATGGTGTATAGTTCCTAAATCTACTTCAAAAGTACCTTCTAACTCTTTAAACTGCTCAGATACGGTTTGCATTTTTATCCTTATATTTCTCGGTTCTAATACAGACAATCATTCCGATTCTATCACAATCTGAGTTGTTTGTCACCCAATGTGGGTTAGAATTATCAAACCACCATGCTTCGCCTTCTTTAGCATGAATGTCTCCATCATCAAAACCAAAGATAGCACCTTCGTTTATCTGGATAGGCACAAAGAACTTATCGTAATATTGTGCGTGCCATCCAGCATCTGTGTGTCGTGCTATGTGTCCACCGACAGGCAACTTAGTAATTAAGACAC